AATGCGAAAAGATCCGTTTGAAAAATCACAAGTGGCCCCAACTGCAACACATGTATTGTAAAATTCCTGAGCTGCACCTAGTGGACTATCTGAGCCGTTAGGTAACAAACCGTAAGCAACGGGGTTTTCAATGTCTACTAAGTCAATACTTTGATTAACCGATGTACTGGCAATAATATTAAAAGTGTTAGCAGTACCAGTGCCAGTAATCTTTGTAAAATCAGCATCACGATCATTAAGGTGTATAGTTTTACCAACTGGGAATACTATTGTACTAGCTTGATATTCCGCGACTGTATCGAATATATAAGCCTGTGACAGATCGTTGATTAGATCAATTGTTGCCGCACTTGCTGCTGCCGCATTCTCTGAAACTAAAGCCGCCGCCGCACTTGCCTCCGATGCCGCTTGAGCCGTTACACAATCAGCAAGTATGCCTTGAAACTCTATCAATTCAGCGCTTGATACTGGTACAAGGGCATTTAATAACTCTGGAATGCTTGTTGCTGGATTGTCAGAGTTAACCGTTGCAACACCTAAGTTTTTAAATTGCTGCGTCCGAACATCTTTATACTCAACTAACACTAGCCCGTATTGTAATGGTAGAGAGTAAGTTCCCGCAGGGTTTACGGTAATTAAAGAAACTGCGCTCTCTACCGTTTCTCCAGTTGTGCTTTTATGCGTGAACCTTATTTGATCACCAACGGCCAAATCTCCATTTGGATCTAGAAGCGTGCCTGATAATGTAATAAATGCCATTGTTATTTATTCCTGTATAGGTTTGTGACAAACTTTTCGTCAACGTGCTTTTCAATTTCTGATTTAATATCAGGTAATTCTTGTTTGCTGTTGCTTTGTTTCGCTGATTTTAACTCTTCTATTTCAGACTCAATTCTATTTAGCCTTTCTAGTAACGTTTCGCTCATTGTGGGACCTTACTTTTTAATTTTGTTAATTGTAACATATTAATGATCACCCGCGCCGTTGATGTATCTTGAAGGTGTATCACCAAAAAATGTAACTGTAGCGCCATTATCTACAACACCACTACCAGCCGCACCACCTGTTGCACCGTTGTTAGCTCCAGCTAAACCCCAGCCCGAACCAGAACCGTCAATTTCTCCGTTAGAGCCAGCGCTACCAGGCGATACTCCTCCGCCAATAGCTATACCAGCGTCACCACCAACACCAGCCGAGCGACCATCACCGCCGTTACCACCGTCACCAGATGTGTAATTTGGCGAAATGCCAGTATGATTAAAGCCACCAGACCCACCACTAGGCGCACGTATATAACCATCAGCAACAGGAAAAGCCACTGAAGTAGTTGCTCCGCTAAAATATATGTCAGTATCAACACCATCAGCATTGTAAACAATGCCGCCAGCAGTGCCATTTACAGGAGGTAAGAATATAGCGTCATCGGAAATAACATCCCCACCTCTTCCGCCATTGCCGCCCGCTGCTTGACCATCAAAACCATTAACAAGTATTATTGTTAACTTAGAACCAGCAGGGAAGTTGCCAGCACTAATTGATGTGTTACCAAATGAATAGCTGCCATCAAGTACAAATGTTAAATCTACAGCCTGTGAAGGTGCACCGCCAAGTATAAATAAATTAACCTCGCCTAGTGGAGAGTCTAAAACTATTTCTGAACCGCTATTAAATGCAGCTTCATACGACATAGTTTTTACATCGTAAGTCCTACCAGCTTTTCCATACTTAGGGTTTATTTTTAATATTTGAGCGCGTATATTCCCTGATATTGCCCCGCTTGGGCCTTGATCAACAGTTGTAACTAAATCAACAACATCACCAGTATTAAATTTTAAAACTCTTTCCTCTACTTCAAAGCTACGAATATAAGGCGTAAATTTAAAGCGGCTAACATATCTTTGAGTTAATAGATCAGCAGCATCTTTTGTCAAAAGAAAATTATTATCAAATTGCTTATCTTTATGCTTTCCATAAAACGCTGGAGTAGCCAAGATATTATCGGCAAACTGACTTCCTTTTTTATAGCTACCTATATCATCACTACTGGTTAGATTTCTTTTGTCATATAAAACCAAGGCCCTAGATGCTCTAATTGACTCACTAGGCGCTTTACTTATAGTGTTTGAATTTATTTCCTTACCTTCAGTAAGCGTAGCTGTCGACTGCTTCCATACTGAAATCGCCGACAATTTAACTAAGTTTTCAGTAGTAGAGAACCATAGGTCCATTAAGAACCCTGTAAGTATTCTATTTAATACGCTGTTCACGCTTGCTGACTCAGTATGCAGAGTGTTTATCTTGTCTGATGGATGCCACTCCGCAACCTCTGCCGCCCATTCTGCCGCAGGTATTAAAGCAACATTAAGATCGCTATCAACTAAAACTTTAGTGATTAACTCGTCAATAGTTTCATCATCTGATAAATCGCATATAAATATTTCATCGCCTGCATCGTGTTCACTTGCTACTGTGCGTGTTAATAAAACCGCAGATGTAGGCGAGTAAAATGCACCACCTCTAGTAGCGACGTTTAACGTAGCTGTTGATGTTAGGTTGTTTGATACGCTTATAACCTGCATTATTTCATCGCCAACACGAATGAATACAGCCGCAGAGTAATCCGTTTCAGCGTCAACAGGTATACTAGTCACTGAATTATTAACATCTAAGCGAATTACGCCGCCTGTATTTATTGGCCATGACTTATCATCTAGGTTAGCAACTGAGATAACATCTTTACATTCTAGCGACCAATTTCCAGATTTAGCATTTAATTTAAAAGTGTTTGAGTTGTAATATCTAGACTGCGCGCCATTAGCTAAATCGACTGAACCGTCTGGCTGCACTCGATAAAGCTTAAGCCTTACGTCTCTGTTTTCAAATATCTGTCTTTCTTCCCACTTACCGAAGAACGTGCCTTGATTTTTTACTGCATCAGTTACACCTGGAGCGCCAATATTTGGATCTTGCTTTGTAAAATCCTTAAAGGTTATTGATAAGCTGCCTCTTGCAGATAATCCATTGCCAGGCTTTAACTCTGTAGTTGTTTCTCGTATTGCAGTAATACAGCGATAAATTGGCTCACCGTTTATACTTGGCAATATAGGCGCGTTTTCATTCGTAAAGTAATAAGTCTTGTACTCATTAGCCCATGCTTGGTCACAAGTTAAAGGAGTGCCAAAGCCACCAGCACCCGAAACAGTACAAGCTCCAGTTATTACAGGCAAGTCTATTTCAAACACTTCAAAGTGCCGTTGAACTCTCATGTCTTGAGTTGCTAAAAAAGTGCTCATTTATAGCCCGTTGTATACTGTGAATTTTAAAGTAATTACATCTAGAGTAGGCGTTTGTGGATGAGACTTTACGCCCGGCATTGGATCGTAACAAATATAACTAGACTCAGGCTTATCTTGAAACTCTTTTATAAAGAAAGGCTGCTCAAAGCTAAAGTCTATGAATTCTTGCCAAGTGCCTTCTGTGAAAATAGCTAACTCATTAGGCAGTGAAAGCGCACCCTTTAAAGCTTTAGCTCTTTGTGTTGAAGATATCGGACCAACTTCTAACGTGCTATTACTTCTTTGTGTTACGTGCCTATTTAACCAGTTGCGAGCATAACCAGCCTGTTGGCCTGTCTCGATAGCAAGGTACTGGCCGGCAGCAATAAAGCTAACAGTCATTTGATAGTTGTTCGGCACAGTAATAAATTTAACAATTAAATCCGTAAAGTTCATTTCAGGAAACGTGAACATTATATTATTGTTTCTAGTTATTGTGACCGTATCAATTAAAGTAACATTATCATAAAGCTCTATGGTTGCTGTTGCTGGCGTTGCTGCCGTATGTCCTGAAATAGCAACATAGCTAATGTTACTTTGTGCACCATAGCTCGCCTGAAAATCACCGATTGCAGTACCGCAAGTGTAATTTAAGGAATGATCAGGGTCGGATATATTTGCCGCTACCTCACCTGTACCAGCATCCGTAATCGTTGGAACTACGCCAATCAATACGTTTGATGTCGATATTGCTAATTCAGCCATTATGTAAACCTTCCTTCTGACATACCTTTATTTAAAGCTTCAGCAATAGCGTTAACTAAATCATCGCCTGTGTCTGAACCAAATGTTATTGTTTGTTGAGTTGAACCACTCGAGCTTGAATCAGTTAAATCTAATGATGAAGTTTGCTCCTGAAAGTCTTGCTGTGATTGATTGCTAGAACTACCCCCTGAACTCGAGCTTTCAGAAACATTGCCCCCACCTTTCGAGGCGCTTCTTAGGTTGGCAAGCTGCGCTATACCTGTCGCAGCAACTACAGCTGCATTTGCATATGCCTCGTATATATTTGATGATGTTGCAAAAGCTCTCATTATGCCTGTAGCTGTATCTGCAACAATTATACCTGCCTGTATTGCTTTGTTATCCTCAAGAAAAGCATTACCCAATACGCTAGCAGCCTTAACATAACTACTCTGAACTGAAAGTTTTTCGCTTGCTTTTAACTTTTCCCAGCTAATATCATCTTTAGCGCCTTTTCTTATCATTATTTCTAGTGGCTTTATTCCGTCCTCGTAACCATCAGCTAAGGAATTTCCCAGTACTTTCCCTGCGTCGTAACCGATATCCTCCATGCTAACACCAAGCAATTCTGACAAAGCCTCAGCAGAGGCTTGCTGTCTTTCGGCTAAAACACCATCAAACGTATCGAGGTCGTTAACAAAGTCATTTAACGCTGCTTGTGCTAACTTTAACGGGTTTGCTAACGATGTCGCTATAACATTAAAAGTGTCAGCAGTCTTTTGGCCAAGAAAAACAGTGGCGTTTATAACTGCTATTAATTCTTCTGAGTAATCCGCGATCAGTTGCTTTGACTCTTGGCTAAATATATTCCCTGCCTTTTCAAGCTCTTTGTTTACCTTGTTTATTTTTTCTATGTCGGCACTTGATATTGTTATATTTAACAAATCAAACTCAGTTCTAAGGTCTTTTAAAGCTTCGCCATTACCCTTTAATAGTGGTATCAAGTCTGTCGCGTCACTCGCTACCCCTTCTAAAGCGAACGACATCTTTCCGCCTGATATGCCAGCAGCTTCCATTCGGTTTACCATTGCCTGTAAAACCTCTGGGCCACTTAAGCTTTCAAACTCCCTAGCCGCATTTTTTGCCTCTATAGCGGTCAAGCCAAGAACATCAGCAAAGTCTTGGAACCCTCCTCCGCCAGTGGCTAAAAACTCAGAAACTTTCTCGTTAGTATCTTTTGATATGTCACCTATTTTTTCAAGTGATATGCCGACAGTGTTAGCGGCAAAAGCGAGAGATTGCATATTTTCAACGCTCTCACCCGCCCTGTTTGATGCT